CGTCGTAGCTAGGAGCAGGAGCAGGGACGTACCAGCACACTTCAACCAGGATGGCGGAAGGGGCTTTACGGCAAGCACCAGCAGAGGGGTTCTGAGCTGCAATCAGGTCAGCATCAGTGGTGATGGTGACTGCAGTATCAGACGTGGTTGCGGTTCCATCAACGACAGACAGCAGAGCAGAGGTCTCACCATTTTCAGGGAAGAAACCAGTGGCTTCGGCAGTCAGGTCGGTATCAAACGCGGGAGCTGCGGGAGCATCCACAGCGATTGTCGTGGTACCAGCAACGGTTGCTTCCTTCACACCAGGAGCGGAAGATGCAACGCGGTAGATGATTGCACCGGTCGGGATAACCATAGGCTTATCCTTACGGGGCTTGTCGTCTTGACGCAGGTCAGGAGACAGAATCTGAGGGGTGTAGGTTCCAGCTTCAAGCACACCATCAATCGTGGTGATGCTGTCGTTGTCAGGGTTCAGGACCACTGCACCGACGGAGCGATAGAACTCGACACCAGGGAGAGCCACAACACCTTGATCGCGGTATGCGTTCAGGTGGGCTACATAGTTACCGGGGAAAATTACGGACATTGTTAGTTACCTCCTATCAATAAACGAAAGAGTAACCAACCGTAATGAAATCGCGGTTAAGCGTTTCAAAACCGGCAAACAGGCTCCAGATCATAATGATAAAACGAGAGAAGTCGTCGTTGTTATTCAGAAGAATCTGAGCGTTGTTGCCACCGATACCCACACCCACGGCCTGAGGACCGAAGAAGATGAGCTGAGCTGCTTCAGTCTCGGTATCCGTGATGGAGCCATCAGGAATCGTGACTTGGAACTGCTGCTCGGGCAGGTTGGTGGACTCGAACCAACGGACACCCTCAAAGAGGAATCCAGTCGGCATAACGGGTTGACCAGCAACGAAGCCGGCTTGACCGTAAGCAGGACCCATACCTTGGTAGAAGTTGGCGTTGGGCTGCAGTGCAGGCTGCATAGGATTAATCATCCCAGTGCCTGGATAGCGTGCGATTTCGCGGAAGTCGCTGTTCTGACGCAGGTGCATCATTGCAGTGGGGTCCACGATGCAGCGGTAGTACCCATCAGCGAAGGTAGGAACGTTGCGCTTACGCATGTCCTTAACAACTTCGAGCAGGTCAGTCTTGACGTCAAACTTGGCGCTTTCGTTAGCACCGTAGGTCAGGACAGTACCGCCAGTCGCTTTCTCTTTACCACCGGGGAAGTAGTAACCGCCTTGCTCGTCAGAAGACTTGCCGCAGGACTCAGCCTTCAGCAGTTCGTTAGCAAAGACGCGGTCACGCCAGCGACGGTAGTCGTCGAGCAGGGTCAGTGAACCGATGGACTGATGGAACACGTTCAGGTTGCCCGTGTCCAGAAGCAGGCGCTGTGCGGTGATCAGGGTCTCCCGGGCCACCTTGAAGGTGGAGGGCTGGGTTGCATCGCGGGAATCAGCGGGGCCGGTGTACTCACGGAGAGTAACCAGCACTTTGTCCTTAACGATGTTGCGGGCGGAGGCGGATCCAAGGGTTTGGTCGGCGGTCCGCTCACGGGACTCCTTAGTGCCGGGCTTGCCCCAGAAGCGGTAACGGTCTAACTGAACGGTTTGACCGGGCTGCTTGCTGAAGTCGTGGACGACCACAGGCTCGACTGCCATCTCAATGATGTAGGCGGGATGCGGACGATAAAGCTCTGCACCAAGAAGCTTCGGAAAATCATTATCAATCCACATTGGATCGTAA